CAGCGGCGACCGGATAAAGAATGTACGACCGCGGGGCTGAGTTACCGGCCGGCGGAAGACAGCCGCGCGCGCCATTTATTTACCCGATTTCGTGGAACGTGACCGTGAACGCGTAGTTTCCGGCCGGCGGCGCCACGTTGTGCTTTACCCCAAATCCATTCGCAGTGCCAGCGGGAACGACGATGTACTCCTCAGGAGTCGGTGCCCAGTCGAAACCGATGTCACTCCGCCAACCACGCTCGACGAAATCGCCGTCCGTGCCTTCCGCTGAGGCCGTATGACCTGCTGTGACACCACTGTCAGCATCCGTCGGGTCATGATTGAGGAAGGTGTTCACGTTGATCGAAGTGACCGTTGGGGCCGCGGTTTTCCGCACGAGACGAACCCGCGCGTTGGCCGACGTCGGAATGGTGGCCTGCGCCAAATCAATTAAAACCCGGACCACCACGAAAGGTTTCGTGGCATTGGCTTGGATATTTAAGTTGGTTACCGCACCCGGGTTCGTGATAACTGTGGACACCGTATACATCCGGGCCGGTACCAACACAGCCATGGGGTTTTACCTCCGGTAATTAGGTCCGCGTCCCGGCTTCCAAATAAGTGCCGCCGCTGGGGGCACGGCAACAGTCGTGGCGGTCCATGCCAAAGACGAGCCAATGGTGAATGTGCCCGGGTCCTCAGTTGCCGCGTTGAGTTGCCGGTTCGCTTCGGAAAACATTGGGCCGGACGAGCCATGAATAGTCAGACCGTTGGTGTAATTCGCGGGAAAGCCGGACGGGTCCGCGAAAGCGGAGTTGTGCGAACACCCTGCGATCCATAGGGTGTCTACTGCCCCGAATCCAGACGTCAAACTGGGAGGATTCGGGGTCGTAGACGTGCCCGTGGCCACAGTGCTTCCCGCCGGATTGGTTGTCGCACTGGCACCGGAAATACGTAACATCCGATACACCCATAATGTACTGGGACCCGTCACGGTGGGCGCGGTATCGCCAGACTGCCAACGCCGCCACCAGCATTCGTGACACCCGGCATTGGTGGTGTCGGTGACGATTTTCGTCCAGCCGGTCACTGCATTGGTCGTCCCCGCATTGAGCCGGGCGACATACAGCACCATCATGTCGCCCGCGGACAAACCGGTTGGAAGCGTAGTGGCACATGAAGTACCGATGCCGGCAGTACCAGACGAGTTCGTCTGAACAGTCGGGAACGCCATTTACATGGTGACGGTCTGCGTAACAACGAGCTGGTCGCCCGACGCCGAAAGCGTCGCCGTCGCTGACAGCAGGGTTTCGTGGAACAGGATCCCGGTGGCTGGGGTCAGCGTGTCGAAGGTGCCAATCTTCGCGATGGTCACCGGGAGGGTGTCGTTACCGTTCGCGGTATACGAGCCGGTCAGGGTGTAGGTGGTGGCGCTACCGGTGTGCGCGTAGGCGGCAGCCAAACGCTTCAAACCACCGGTGGAGGTGGTGATCTCACCCGTCAACGTGGTGTCACCAGCCGCGGGCGCGCCGTTGTTCGCGGTCAGCGCCATATACATGACCGGCGCTTCACCGAAAATCAGATACGTGGTCGTACCGGAAGGGGTCGAACCCGACGCTTGAGTGGTCGGGTCAAGCCACTGGTCAATGGTGAGGACCGTGCCGGTATTCGAAATGATAACCGCGTACCGGGTTGGGGTCACCACGAAACGACCGGACCACGCATTCGTGGTCCACGACGCACCGGTATTCGTCAACGACGTCGCGGTCGTCGAGGTCGCGGTGCCGGAAGTGCCCACAATGGTGTCGGTGCCGGCGAGAACACGGGCCTGTTTGTCCTGCCCAACGTTAACCTTCATTGCTTATTCCCCCCGGCGCCCGATGGGGCTTCCGTAGTGGTCACTAAGACGTTGTGCGAAATCAAGATCGGAGCATTCGATCCACGACGGACGACTCGCACCGGAATGCGCCCGCCAAATCCCCTGGGGGTCGGTAATCGCGGCGAACCACTGCTCGGCGCTCCACTCGTCGGGGAGGTTGCCTTCGGTGATTTGCGGCCCATCCATGGGGGCGCCGGCGTCCAACGGCGCGGGATTCCCGAGGGCGAAATGCATTCGAATTACACCTGTCTGTGGGTGAACAAACGAAAACCCCCGAGATCGACCCGGGGGTTTCGCCTGCTGCGGGTTGAGCGGTTACTTGGAGGTGTTGATTTTCAAACCGGAGCCGGACTTGTCGGCCGGCTTGTCAGCCGCTTTGTCTTCCGGTTTCTCATCGGACTTCGACTCTTCGTCCTCGCCGTTGAGCTTGCCCTGGTCGGCCTTGGAAACGGGGTCACCAGGTGCGTAGGCGAGCCGCGCCGAATCCGGGTGGCCCTCGCGAACCAGGCGCCCGTCCTCAGTGGAATAAATCCGCTCAGTGGCCACACCGTTTTTAATCATTGTGTGTGCTCCTTACCGGTAGAAGACGACTACGCGGAACGCGCCAGCGGTAAGCGCAGCCGTGGCGATGGTGACGGTGATACTGCGCGAGGTGCTGGCCTTGACACTGGTCGCGCCAGTTCCCGCGGGGATAATCGATTTACGCCCTGTGGTGGACCAGGGGGCGCCGCTTACCGCGGCAGCGGCTTGCAAATCAGCGGCACCTTCCACGCTCACCGCGACGGTGGCCGAGCCACCGGAAGTGACCGGGGTGTCCACCTCAATGTAGCCACCGGTGATCACCGATCCGCTGGGAATCTGGTTCCCCATCGATGCGCCACCACTGCCGCGCAGGGTGATCGTGCCCACAGCGCCACCATCAACGGCGAAGTCGTATTCGCCAGCGGCGGTTTTAACGGTCGTGGTTCCTTCAATAACAGGCATGGGTTCGTTGTCTCCCCTTATGCCAGCGGACGCGGCCGTTTAGCTTTGGCCGCGTCCGCTGGGGAAAAAATGGAATTACAGGCCGGTCACCGAGCACAGCGCCGTGGGCCGGTACACGACCAGCGCGACACGCATGTCAGCGCGGACAGCCTGCTTGCCGGAAATGAAGAACACGTCATGGCTGTTCGACACCTGAACGTCGATACCGCGGCGCATGGTCAATTCCGTGTAGTTGGAGTAGTCGCCGACCAGTGCGGTGCCCACCGGCAGGGCATCGGCCTGGACGATCGGCAAACCCCAGATGCGCTCCGGGCCAGCCTCCGACGGTGAACCCCAGATGTAGATGCCATCCGCGGTGCGCAGCAGGCGAATGTTCTGCCAGTCCGTGGGGTGGATGATCGTCGCCGACGGCACGGCGCGGCCGGTGACCCGAACCTTCACCATCGCCTTGTAGATCGCGTCCGGAGAGGGGTCCGCACCTTTAGCCTGGGTTTGGATACCCACGACGTTGAGGAAGCCGCGCAGGTTCGGGGCGGTGCCGTTCCCGTTCAAAATCTGGGAATCCAAACGCTGGCGCAACATGAACGGCAGCCGGTTACCGAGGTAACCACGAACCTGGTTGACGTCCTCCAGCTGCTCGTCGGTGACGGGGATCCACACCGCGATTTTGCGAACGGGACTGGTCTGCTCGGTCAGCGCAAGCTGGGCCTCGGGGAAGGTGCCACCCTCAGCGGTTTCCGCCGCCGTGTTGTTATACGTTGTTTCCTCCATATACACGACTGCCTGCTGGTTAGTCGTGTTCGGGGGAATAATGTCGGTCACCTGAATCGGCCGGACCGCGAAGTCCACGATTTTACCGGTGCGGAAGGTTTCCGGTAGCCAACCAGCGGTGGTCTGGAACAGGGTTTTCAACTCGACGTCAATATGCGCCTGGGGGCCCACACCGGAACCGGGGATGTAACCCTTAATCGCTGGGGACTCGACGAGCATGTCCTCGAACGACTTTTCCTCACCCTTGATCGCGATCTGGCCTCTATTACTGGAGCTACCGTCGGAGCCGGCTTCGGTACGCTCAGCGGCGGGTTTGCCGCCTTTCGCGGCGACCGCGGCGGCGCGCGCAACGACCATCAACTCGTCGCGTTCCTTAGCGGCCGTGTCGACCTCGGCGTTCAGCTTCCCGATCTCCGCGACTTTCGCGTGGGAATCACCCTTGAGGGACGTCACTTTCGACATGTCCATCTCAGGTCCGGCCTCGGCGAAAATGTCCGCGAGGGCTTTCTGCTTCGTGGCGAGTTTGTCCTCGGCCTCTTTCAGCGCGGGGAACTCAATGAACCGCGGCTCGGGCTCAGTGAGCATGGTGGTACCCATGGTTGTTTGACTCTCCTATGCGTGTTAAATGCGGTGCACGCTGGCCAGAGCGGCGAGCAGCGTGCTCAATTCGTCATCCCGCAACGGCTCGTCAGCGGCCAGCTGCGGGTTTTCGAGAAGGGCTTTGAGGCGGGCCAGATCGTCGTTGATCCACGACAGCAGATCAGCCGACGCGGGCGCCAAACCCTTGCCCTTTTTCGCTCGGAGAGCCATGACTTCCGAAGCCCGATCCACGAACACGGACACCGACGCCAAGACCGATGCGCCGTGGTCGAAAAACTTCGCCGACTTCAACCCCAACTCGGGTGGCTCAAGATCCGCCTCGCGCATGTGCGCGGCGAGGTGGTCATAAGCGGCTTTGCGGTCGGCTTCCGGGACACCAGCCCCATCGGGGCCATTCAGCAGGGCGATACCTGCGACGACCGCGCGAACATTCGCGGGCCCGTCGATCCCGTGGTGATGCGGCAGGTAGTAGGACGATTTGGATTCCGGGTCGCCGGTGGGATCAACCCACGCGAACACGCTTCGCAACTCGGACGGTTTCGCCCCATCCGGGAGTGCTTTAACGGTGGACAAACCGTCCCAGGAACGTTTCACCACCGCGGTCTCGTGCACCCTGATCCCCAACCTTCCTACGAATTCAGCGGCCGCGTCGGAATCCACACCGGCGTCGGTCAGAGCTTTAGCGGCCAGCACACGGGTGTTCACCCCAGCGCCGCGCATCACGGGAGACACCTCATACACGGCGAGTTTCTTCAAGAACCGCACCTGACGGTCCTCGAACTCGCCGAAAGAAAACTCGGTCGCGTCGTACCCGTACGACCATTCCTGCTGCTCACCGACCTCTTTGACCACCTCGAAGGTCTCCGCGCCGGCTTTCGTCTTCATAAAGAATTGGCCATCAAGAATGGCCTCGTCCCCATCCACACGGATGGTGCCTTTACCCACTGGCAAACTGCCCGACCAGGACCCGTGTCCATACGAAGAAATCACCACCGGGGCGCCATCCTCGAACGCGCCCGGCAGGGTCACATCCCCATCTTTGTCAATCACATTGAGGGTCGCGAATACCGCGGTGATTTCACCCTTGGCGGCATTCTTGATCTCCAGCCGCGACAATGTTTTTGTGGGCGTCACGTCGCCATCGTCCTTTTTCGCGTCGTTCATATGAGCCTGCAAATGGGCCTTCACGCCGGCCACATCGCCGGAGGGGATATGCGCGCTGGACAAGCGGGCCAGCCCGTTCCGCACCGCGGCCACATTCGCCGGCCCACCTTTTGTTGCGTGGTGTGGGAATTTGTAGCTGTCCTTTTCGGCTGGGTCGCCGTTGGCGTCGCGCCACGCGTGGCAATACCGCAGCACGGCAGCTTCGTTTGGCATCGCGGATACCGCGGCGTTCGCGTCCCAAGGTTTATCCACAGTGGCGGTGTGATGCACACCAGAAGCGGTTTTTTCGCCCACGTCAAAATCCCCCAATAAAGGGCCACAAAAGTGTAATAAAAGGGCTAGTTATTCGCCGTCGCTGGGACGCGACCATTGGTGGTGTTATCCACCGGTGGCGCATCAGCCGATGGCTGGCGTGGCGGCTGCGCCGGCTGCCGCGTGGTCATCGGTGGCTGCAACTGCACCGAGAACAAACCAGTGTGTTTCTTGAGGAGCCGCGCGATGTCACCGGTTCGCACAAACTCGATCGCCGCGTCCGGTTCCCAGCCAGCATCGGTCAGGGTGCGCAAAGCCTGCGCCTCCGTCGCCCGGATCTGCGCCGCGTCAATCGCGTCTTCCCGGAGGAACGGAATGTCCGACGCGTCATACCACAACGACAGGTTCGGCTTAGGTGGGGTGACGAGGACCTGCAAACTCGCGCACACCTTCGCCCACAAGTCCCGCATCGTGGAGTCCACGAACAGTCGGCGCGCGGCGGAGAAATTACCCGCATTGAGGCTGCTACCCGCTAATCCCTCGGAAATCCCCAGAATAACTGCCGGAACCCCCGAGGCGATCGCGATGCGCACCTCACCGGCGCCCTGCGTCGCTTTGAAGTCCAGCTGCCGCAAATCCGCACCCGCGACCGTCGCGTCAGCGCCCGCGGCCAAATACAACGTCCGATACGAGTTATCCGACCCGGCGTGCCGGGCTTCCATCATGTCAACAATCCGATAAAACTCTTCCTCGGTGGCGGCCTGGATCCCCTTCACCACCATCGCTGGCGTCGCACCGCGCTGGAAAAACCCCAACTTGTGCGCCGTCGCCGCCTTATCCGCCTCAACCTCCCGCACCACCGGCGTCAACCAAGACATACCGCGGAAACGCGCCACCGGATCCGGCAAAGGCGAATAGTGCGCCACCTCATCCGGCGTCAACAGCACCGCGCCGGCCTCGCCGACACTCACCCCCGAGGGCTGATACAGATACCCCGACACGTACGCATCCGGGCCGTAATAGTTCCCCGACGGGGCCTCGATCACCAATGTGACCCAGTCCGGGCGCAGCCGCACAATCCGCCGTCCCGTCGGGCGGCCAGCTGAACGCGGCTTACCGATACGCCCGTTGGCGTCCACCATGGTCAGGTAGCAGTTACCGGCCAGGGACGCGTCCACTTCGCAGCGGGCAAGCAGCTCCCCCGTCGTGCCGTTCGGCCACGGGTGCTCCAGCAGCCCCAGCTCCGCCCCGCCGGACAACTCACCCGGGCGCCCATCAACGACCTCACGCCACGCGAACCGGGCCTGGGAAAAAACCTGCTGCCGGCGATCGATCGCGGCGAACACAATCGCGTCCGCCTTATACGCCGAATTGACGTAACCCTCGAAATCGGCCTCAAGACGCTCATTCTCCGGCGTCGACGCCGGCCACCACGGGTACCGGGACGAATCCAACGACCAGAACGGCGGATCCGCGTACTGCTTGATCTCCGCCGGGCGACGCGCGGCCGCGATGCGCTCCACGAGCTTCACGAGCCGCTACTTCCATTACGGGCGCGGGCGGCGTCTTTCCACCCGACCTTGATCGCGGTCCCCGCCCATGCCAGCACCAGCCACGCCTTCCCGGCGCCCCAACCCAGCGCGTAGAACACGGCCGTGAACACCGCCAGCGCCACCGCGAACACGCCCAGCGCCACACCGCCCGGCCGCACCGTGCGAGCCTGGGCGGAAATGCGCTCCGTGCGCGTCACAACAGCGGTCACGAATCCTCCCCCGCATCGTCGACCTCGACCCACGTGTTCGTTTCCGGGTCGAGCCTCAACCGGCGATCACCCACCGTTTCCGCCGCGAGCCCCTTCGTCGCGGGAATCTTCCGGCGTAAAAGCTCCTGGCTCGCTTCCCGCTCAATACGGTCACCAAGAGCCCGGGCAACCGTGTCCCAAAAACCCACAATCAACCCCCAAGCGGTTCTGACGGGATTTGAACCCGCGGCCTTCGCCGTGACAGGGCGACGAGCACTCCACTGCTCCACAGAACCCGGGTCTCACACAAAGTCAGGCGGGTGGGACTCGAACCCACGATCACCACATCCCAAATGTGGGGGCCTAGCCGCTAGCCGACCGCCTGGCCGGCACAACATAACGCTCAACGCCACGCCACGAAAAACGGTTTCTGCCCCACCAACGTCGAATGACCCTGCAAACCCAACACCACCGCATCCACCGGGGTGATATCCCCCGTCAAATTCCGGCGGTCAAACACCCACGCATCCCCCGACGGGCGCTTCGTGACCTGCGACAACGCCGAATTCAAACCCGGCTGGTTCACATGCCGAAGAGACTTCGCTTCCATCACCGCGTCATAAAACAGCCCACAAGCCTGCGCGAAACCCCGACCCGTCACCAACACCGGCTCAATACCGGCCTGCTGCAAACCCGGAATCAACGCACCCGAACCCGACGCCGGATCCAACACAATCCCCCGCGGCCGATGCGACGCGTTCAACTCCACCAACCGCGACAACATCCAATGGGTGCCCTCACGGTTATCCACCAACTCCACATGCACATTCCCATCAGAGCGGGCACCCACCGCGGCGATCGAACCCCGCCCGTGATCCGGCGCCGCCGCCGCCGCGAACACCACCGGATCCAACGCCTTCGAGCCCGCATCAACCAGCGCATTCCACGCCTGAATCGGGATCACACCACGCGTTTTCTCCGACGGCCAATACCCCAACCGCTCACGCGCGAACTCCATATTCGGCAAAGCCGCCCGCTCCGCCTCAATGAACTCCTCCTGAATCCGGTACCCCAACGCCGGATTCGCCTGCGCCCACGCCGTGCGGTCATCCAAATCCAAAGACGGGTCCGCGGACCACTCGAAATACGCCAACCTGGGTGAGTTGCCCGCGACACCACGCTCGTGCACCCGAAGTAACTGCTCCGAAGACTCCATTCCAGCGCTCGACGTGTACCAAATCTGCGGGTTCTCCCGAGCAGACAACGTCGGCAACAGTGCGGCCATCGCCTCACCACCGAGGTTGTACGCCTCGTCCAGGATCACCACATCACCAGAAAAACCACGACCGCTACCAGTGCTACGGGCCACGAAACGCAACCTCGCGCCATTCGACACCCCAGAAACCCGCTTCGACGAAGACCCCGTGATCACCGTCGCCGGCGGGTGAAGCTCAATACCCTCCTCACCATGACTGGTGCGAACCCGCAACACACGATTCCGCATCCAATCCTTGCCCTCAATCCAGGACATGATCCGGCGGAACGCCTCCTGCGCCGTCTTAAACTCGTGAGCAGAGTGCAAAATCAGCTGCTCACCGAACAGAAACAACCCGGCAAGCTCCCGGGCCTCTAAAATTGCGCCTTTTCCGTTCTGCCGTGGAACAACAACGCAGGTCTCAAATGCCGACCATTTACCATCCGGGCGTTCACCCAGAGCGTGATCCAACACAAGGGCCTGCCACGGGTCCAGCCAAAGGCCAACCGAGCGGGCCAAATCCAAAGCCTCACGGCCCGAACTAGCCGTGTAATCCGGCCAACACGAAACCCGCGGGTCTTGAACACCACGCAGCAAAAGAAAGCCCCCAAAAGAAATTGGCACGGGCCGCAGGACTCGAACCCGCACCTTCCGGTTTTGGAGACCGGTGCTCTACCGAATTGAGCTAGACCCGACTGATACAAGGCCGCCGATCGGGTGAACACGGCCCCGAAGGTTCACGCTGGACCCCGCCCACGGACCCAAAGGGCATGGAGCCAGAACCCATCCCTCAGCTACTCGCCGAAGTCCTCAGCCTCATCGACGAACTGATAGCCACCCTGACCACCGACGAGTACCTCGAAGCCAAGCGGCAAGAGATCACGCGCCGGGCTGAACAACCAGACCTGGACCTTTAGCCGGCGGGGACCAACCCAACGCCAACAACGCCGCCCGCGTCTCATCATCAACCGCGACGACACCATTCCACTCCGCCGACACCTGCGGCGCGGCCAGCGTCAACTTCAACACCGTCGCCCTACCCACCCGCGACACCAGCTCCACCCCCGACACCGCCCTCGACAAATCCTGCCCATTGAGCAGCAGCCGACCCGCGCCCATCTCATCGATGTCAAGAACAACCTGATCCGCCATCTCAACCCGCCGCGGGACGCCGAGCAGCACGCCGGGCAGTGAGATCATCAACCGGATCCTTCGGCTTATCCACCGGCGGCGCCAACGCGCGCATCCGATCCAGCAACGCCATCAACTCCTTAGCCACCGGCGCAGTCGACATCAACCGGCCACGATCCAGCTCCCGCGCCAGCGCGATAGCTGTCGCCGCCTCCGTGGAGTCCTGCACCCCCTGCGGGAGCCGATGCAGCTCGTTCAGCAACGCTTCCAACACCGTCGGGACCAGCTGGCCATCACGCATCAGGCTCGCGCCCTTCCACCGGATAGCATCAATGCCGGCGCCGCGGGGCCCCACGGGAAGGGTGAGCAGCGGCTAGGAGAGTTCCGGGTTCGAATCCCGGCCACCCTTCCCACCCGCGCCCTTACGACGGTTCAGCCGGCGCAGAATCCAAATCGCACCCACCACCGCGATGACCCGACCCGCACCCGACCGCCGCGCCCCCTCGTCACCGTTCACTGATCCCGATTCCCCTCCGCCCGCGTCCCCTGCCATGCCGCGAAATGCGCCGCCGCGTTCGCGTAACAGCTGATGAGCGCGATCCACAGGACACTTTGATTCCAGAAAACGACGGTAGGAATCACGAGCAGAAACCAAACGACGGTTAACGTCGCGTGCAAACGTCTCCACGTTTGTGAACTTACGCATCGATACCGCACTACCTACCCAGAACCATTTGCGCATTACCTCCCTGGCGCCTAACCTCACTCCTAATCACATCCAGCAAAGCGCGGTTAAGCTCCGGCGAATACAACTGCACCAAACGAGTCTCTTTCCCACCCGCAGCAGGAATGAACGCCTCACCTTTATCGGTCACATCGCCGGCAATTTTCCACCACTCGCCATTCCCATTCTGCGCCTGCCGCTTACAATGAGAACAAGAACACTCCATGCCTAAAGCCCCCCATTCGGGAATGCGAAACGGTAAGAGTCACTTTCAAAACGAAAGGGAGAGAAATGCGCGGACCAGA